TTAGTATAAGTAAATTTTTTATACAAGTCAAGATAATCCAACTGGGTAATACCACCAATGTCATAGCAAATCTGCTTACGACCCATGATGAACACTTCAGTCTCTGTGACTAGACCCCAGGGTGAAAGCCGCTTCATCAACTTCTCACCCAGAATACGCTCCAGGCGACGAGCAATGTAAGGCATATCGTACAGTTGGTTATTCCAACCAGTTACGATTTCTGGGGTGTTGTTCATCCAGTAATGAATGAAGTCATTGAGCATACCGTGCTCTGATGAGAACTGTCGATACTCTACGTTCTTTTGCTTGTTGAGGAATGGACCAACACCCCAAGTGATAATGTTCTTGGTGTTGTAATCCTGAATAGTAATCAGCAGCATTTCTTCTGCTGCGCTTTCTACATCAGGGAATCCATTCTCAGAAGCAACCTCAATATCGATAGTTACCAGTTTGATTTTACTAATGTCGAATTTGATTTGATCTTCTGGATAGTTATCGGAAATGTATTGATAGATGTACCGATCATTTCCATAGATCTTAAATCCTTCTACGCCATCATACTTCTTGATAAACTCACGGCAGTCACGAACTGAACCAGGTTGAACTGTTTCAACATACTCACCAGTGAGAGTCTTGTACTTGGTTTTCTTTTTAGAAGGCACAAAAAGAGTCGGGTAAAACTTCTCCCGAGTCATGAAACTTTGACCGTTTTCATAACCACGGACCAGGAAGTGATCCCCGACCATCTGAACATTAGTGTAAAACTTCATTCCTCACCATCAGTAAACATGCTACCCCAGGACCCACTGCTTCCAGGTTTCCTGTTGTCCAGCATATCCATTATATCATCAATTCGCTTACATTGCTCAATATCCAGCAAAATTTGTGATAAAGTTTTGACCACCACAGGTTTCTCGTTCACGGCAGCAGACTTGATTGCTGCACGCATGTGAGACTCTGCCTCTAACAGGTTATCTCTTGTACTTTTAGAAAGTGCCATTAGTTTGTTTTCTCCTCATATTTTTCAAGTAGTGTAGAGTTAGGGTCACACATAGTCAGGATTTTATCTGAACTAATCATGAACTCTGTCTGGTCAGTGTCATTCATCATCCAAGGACAAAGATTAGGTCCTTCCCAGATTTCATGTGGATTGATTAGTTTGCAGTCAGGTTCACCAACATCTGCACCAATCTCCACGATTTCACTAATCAGTTTTTCGCTGTTAGTTAATACGATTACTTTAACTATCTTCTCCATTTACCTTCTCCTCATAAAGTTCTTTAATTGCTTTGACTGGTTCTACAATAGTAACAATCCAATCAGCACGGACTGGGATTTCATCATCACTAGTGAAGAAAATCCAGGAAGAGAAAGTAACATTCACATCAGTGCTTTCAGCAGGTTCCTCTGTAAGGAACACAGACTTATTCACATCAATCTTATGTGGTTGCTTGAACAGATAACCACATACCTTATCATCTGAAATCAGTTCTTTGATATCAGCAATAACAGATTCACCTGACTTCAGAAGGGCAATCTTCGTAGACATTTACAAATACTCTCTCATTATAGTATACATTAAAAAGGGGGGTTAAGCAACCCCCCGATATTTAGAACCAGTCCTTTCGCTTGTGGTGGTCTGGAACGATTCTACCTAACTTGACTGTCAGAAGCCCATCCTCAAAATCAACTGATCTAACTTCCGTGTCATCAGCGAGTGTCCATGCTCGTGTAAATGACCGTTGAGCCACACCCTTGTGGACGTAGTTAGTTTCCGTTTCTTTATCTTCTTTCTGACCTTCGATAAAGAGTTTACCGTCTTGAGTATAGACATTGATTTCTTTTTTCTTAAAACCAGCAAGTGCAATCTCAAGCAGAGATTCTACTTCACTGAGATGAACTAAATTGTATGGTGGGTAATTTTGAGTCGTCTCATGTAGAGAGAACAGACGGTCAAAATATTCATCCATACCAATGCTGTTTTTATTAATACGGTCCAACAGTTGATTCATGTTGGCAGCATTGTACCTCGTGAGGTTCGTCATTATTGTAGCTCCTTAAAAAGCGAGTTTGTGTTTTGTGGACCCCGAAGGCATCCACCATTATTTATAGCATAAAACATAAAAAAACGGGGTAGTGAACCCCGTACATTTATGAATCAGAGTTCAACAACTCCACCGTCAGGATCGATATTGACTAGTTGAGAGGGACGAACACCAAATTCAAATGGCATCCAGTCTTTATCACCTTTAATGAGAACTGCCATTTCTTGAATTGCCTCAGCGAGTTCAAGAAACTCTTTTTTCTGTTCTTCAATTACTTTTTCGACATCTTTTGCTTTTGTTCCATTCGGAGCAAAAAGATTGACACGGGTTTTCTTTCCAGTCCTCTTAAAATCCTTCAGAATGTGGCAGAAGTTACGAGGACCATGGGTAGCATTTGAAGTTGCAGCAAAGGTACGACCGTGCATTTCATCAGCACCTTGTTCTCCTTTGGAAGTATATCCCTGCTTTTCAAGATATTCTGCTGCTTTTGCCTCTGAGAAAGTAGCAACAGAGGTATCAGGATATGCTTTATCAAAGATACGATCAGTGATAGTATTAACTTGATCGTTAGTAAAGGTATGAGGAATATTGTTAATCCAACCCTTGATTTGTGTCTTCGAGACAGTGATGCCCGATTGACGTTTTACCCAAAGAATACCTTTGGTAATAAAATCATCACGGGTTGCTGCTTTGCACTTTGCATGATCGTTGGCACCCAAACCAATCTCATCTTCAAGATCTTCTTGCGTATAACCTTCATTGAGTTCATACACATCAAATACCCAAGACTCTTGCTTACGGGTCTTCAGTGCAGAGACACGGGTAAAACCATCCAACAATTTGTAGACGCTTCCCACCTTAACTACAATGGGAGGGAGTTGATCATAACGAATACCTTTGGTGAATTCACCAACAAGTGCATCACTATGCACAGTGTCAGTTCCTTCTGCACGAGCAGTGTTCTTTTCAGTTCCACCACCAACATCAATACGTTCGATTTCGTGAACGATTGTGTGGGAGTAAGTACCAGAGTTGAACTTACGACGTGCTTCACGATTAGGAAGACGATTGATATCGGGAACTTCGCAGCGACCGATAGGAGTATGTGAGTTAGTCATCATTAAATAGCATTTTTACTAATTCAGTAGGACTTCTGTCCGCCTGAACATGAATATAATATACCATCAAAAAAAGAAGTTGTCAAGTATCCATAAAAGACATGAGATCTTTTTTCTCTCCAATACCCTTGACAGCAGTGTCGATTCTGTCCTGCGTAATATTGTAATAGTTTGTATCCATTTCAATACCAATAAATTTTCTTCTACACTTCTTAGCAGCAATGCCAACAGCACCACTACCCATACAAGGATCTAGAACAATCTCTTCAGGTTTTGAACTTGCCTGAATCAATCTCTCCATAAGTTTGATTGGTTTAGGTGTAGGGTGACCCTTATATTTCTCTGTAGGTTCTTTCCACACAGCAGACTTACACCGCTCTCTAATGTCAAAATATGCACCTTTCTTCCTAGCAAACACACAGTTCTCAATACTTGACAACCACATGTGTTGACCATTCATAGGAGAAGGATTAGTTTTCTCCCAGATACAATGACGAACAGATAGATCATGACCGATCAAACGATCTCTAATATGTGACACCTGAACGGAACCACAAAAGATGTAGATACTACCAGAAGTCACACGAACAACTTCGTCAATGAAATCATCCAGAGGGAAGGTGATAATATCTGCCTTACTTTTGTCAAGATTACGAAGCCCTGCACTTTTACGATTGACTTCATCGTAAGGAATATCTGTCAACGTAAGATGAACGCTCCCATCAGCAAGTGACGGGAGCACATTCATACAATCATCATTGTGCAGAGTTATGTCATTCATAAGTAAAAGAAAGAGTCGTTGGACAATACTGTTGTAATGTAGTTATAGGAATAGCAATGAACTTGGTATTATATCCCTCGTTACGAGACTTTTGTTCTTTAATATTACTAAACTTATTACCAATTATAGCATCTCTTAGTTCTTTTCGAGATACTACTATCACTTGCTTTGTTTCCATATTAATATTAATAATCAACTTGTTTTTCTTATTGGGATCAACTGCCCAACCAGGAGTATTATTATAGTCAACACTGACTGTTTCTGCTAAAAAATCATTAAATGGTTTGAAACGAAATTTGTAATCCCAAGTAATAAAATTTCTTTTACCAGTTATCAAACAAACCAAATCACAACCAGCATCAATACCTTGTTTTTGTTTTTCTCTATCAAAAGAATAATCTACATATGTTTCACAATCAAAATAACACCCATATTTTTCTTTGAGTAGTTTATTCAAAGATTTAAGTGCGGGTAAGTATTTTTTTTCCGATATTAATTTTTGCTCTCGATTTAGAGACTTTTTAAATGTATGTGTCATAATAAACTCCTAAAATAAGAGGTTCAATCAAACAACCAGTTCAACTGAACTAACATAGTATAACAATAAAAAAGCACTCCGTCAAGAGTGCTTTGGTTTTATTCTGTTTCTTCTACTCTCTTTTTCTTAGAACCAATGTTGTATTTAGTCTCCAGAATCCAATCTCCTTTATCTCTGTAAGAGAGAACTTTGATTTGATTAAGTGGAGCGATATCTTGAATCTTTGTAGCATCTACAATCTCAACCAGTCCCCAGTCAGCAATCAGTTGCGCGATACGATTGCGACGTTGGACATCGTTTACGGTGAGATTAGCGTGCTTACCATCCAGTGCGAATAGTTCCTTGAAATGCACCAGGAAGTAACGACCTTGCTTATGCAGAATATGACAGGACTGGTAAATCTTCTTCTCTTTACGAGAGGCAACACCAATACGGGTTAGGGTTTCACGGACTTTTAAAAAGTCATCTGGTTCGCTTAGTGTAACCTCAACCATTTGTTCAGGCGACCACTTCACTTCAGGTTCTTGAACGACACTCATTTTCTTCCTCCAGTCTCAAATTTCGATCGTATAAAATTAAGTTGTTCTTTTGTCAGAATCCGTAAAGCTTGTTTTGCCTTCTCATTACTATATCCATAGTAACGTTTAACATAATCAAGGTCTTGGATCTTGTCTTGTCGGAGCCAGGGAGAGAACCTCTTCTTTTTCCTGAGACTATTTAGATAAAACAAATATTGCATATCTTTGTCCAAGAACGAGTACTTATTCATCTCATTAGCAAACATAATACAATCAAGATGTCCAGATAGACAACGATTGATAATGTATGGAGGATATTCTTTTGCTAAGAGTGGGTCTTCTTCAAGCCAGTTCTTTTTCGTTTGATTGATCGAGTTTAACCAGTCCTTCAATTCCATAATTAAAAAGTAAAAGTTCCTTACGCTTTTGTTGCTCACGCATGTATTCACCAACAGACCTCATCGTATATGTAAGGTCAAACTCAGATGCATTCCATCCTTCAAATCTATCCCTAACCAGTTGGTCTGAGTTATAAGAAATCAACTGAGGACCAACAAACCTATCACAATCAGCAGCAAACTTATCGTGATCGAATCTTTTATGCATTGATCCTTTACGCCCATAGAGGTTATCCTTAATATCATAAGGAGGATCAAGATAAGTAAATACTTCCCTATCATCGGTAAGCATCTCTTCGTAGGAGAGGTTTGTAATCT